GTTACCCAGCTCATCAATCCTGCCGCCAGTACCGAAGAGCATTCCCTGGATGAACTCTCCGAAGGTTGCGCCCTTCTTAAATTGAGATAAGTCTTCTGCTGTCAACCCCTGCAAGAACTTCTGAATCTTCTCCCAAGTGATAGTACCTTTAGCGGTGTCATCGTTTAATTTAGAGATGAAGTGCTTGCTTCCCTCTGTTGCGACCTGATTCTTGACCTGTGTAGTTGTCAAGCCTGCTCCGGTTCCTCCATTTCCGTTTTGAAGAGACGATATCTGCTGCTGAATATTTTGAATGGTTCCAACCTCCTTGTCCTCGCGAAGGGTTATATCGTAGGTCGGAATCTTGCCATCTTCTTCCTTGATCGTGAGCTGGTCTATAGAGATGATTCCTTCGATATTGAGGTCTGTATCATTGAAGTTCATCAGGTCGCCGGCCTTCAGGGTATCGTGCAGACTCTTGATAGTTCCGGTTTCGTCTGCCTGCGCCTTATCGTGCTGTCTCGCCATAAAAAGCTCGTCAACCTTAGGCTGATAGACATACCTTGTGTAGTCATTCTTGTCAAGGAGCGCAATAGCATACTTAAGGAGCTTCAATGATGCGGCTTTCACATACGAATCAGGAAGAGTGATGCCGGTAAGAACGAAATGGTCGCCATTCTTGATAGGGTAGTCTTTGTATGGAAACCAAAGCTCAAGAGCGTCATCCTTGATTCTCTCGATAGTAAGCCTCCACCTTCCGTCAACCTTGGCTGAGGATGCCACCTTGAATGTCCGACCACCACACATACCATCTTTCATAGAGATTGAGAAATCATCGTCCGCTAAATCTTTTATATCGAAATCAACAGCTTTGCTGAGATAAATATCAACATTATTCGGACCAGGGTCGCCGTCATATCGGCCGTCGTCATCAGGAGCGACACCTTCGTCAATCTCATCAACACGCACACCACCGATTTCCATCTCCTCGATGGTAGGGTAGATTTCGATAACTCCATTCGTCTTATCATCAGTATCAAAGAACTGCGATGCCGAACGAAGACCAATCTGATCGATGTTGATGGAATCGATGTATGGCCTATATGGATCAGTAGAGAATTTGTGCAGTTTCCCGGTTGGATTCACATACTTCTTTTCCTGTTCAGTAAGAGAGTCGTAGAAATCACTCAGCGATACGTGAGGGAATCCTGGCAGCATAAGCCTGTTGATGGACATATTATTCGGAAGATTCTTTGCGTACTCCTTCATGGATGAAGGAACGGCCTTCTTATTGAGACCGGACGTGATATACATCTTTGTATTTCCGGCCTTGACCTGCGCAATAAACGCATCAAGCTTCTCCTTTGATTCCTCATCTCCAGTGTCAGTCTGTGTTCCCTTTAACTCGGAGTAGAACCTGCATTTACCAGAGCTGCCAGACGGTATTACATAACCGGTAATTGTAGTCTGAAAATCGAACGTTACCTGAAGGACCCATCCATTAGACTGCTCCTGGGTTTGACCGGAAACGACGTGCTTTCTCTTATTCTTGAAATGTGTCTCGATATAGTCGACATCCAGTTCAAGCTCGACATTTGTGCTAGCTGTAACCACTTTCGTGATATTCGCCACGTACTTGACACCGAGGTCCGCATAGTAATGAGAAGGAAGATTCTTCTCCGAACCATACGCTCTCAGTCTCGTAATGACACTCTGATCAGAATCTGCGTTCTGCACAATCTCGTAGAGTCCATTTCCGATACCATAAGAGAAAATATGCCCTGCCTCAATTCCTGTAGTACCGACATAGATATTTCTTCCTCTGACTATGAAATTCACATCCCACTTCTCGTTCACAAGCGCAAGAGCCTGCCAACAGGTCTGTGAGTCCACTGTAATAGACATCGATTCAATGACGTTATCTTCGGTTTTCTCTCCATAAACCGACAACCACTCGCTTTCAAGGGCTCCACGCTGAACGGAACGGTCCTTGTTTCGGGAGTAAATCTTCCAAAGACCTGCACCAATCTGCTCATCGAGGTTCGCCTGGATCCTGTCGAGCAAATCGTCCAAAGTCTGTACGAAGAATGGAAATTTCGGTAGGGAAGTGTAGTGGAGTTCGTTGTCGTTCAATACCACATCGAGGAATTCAGCCCTAGCAAGCTCATCCTGCAATGCGTTGAACTTCACGCTGTCGTAGACAAAGCCCTCACCATAGGTGTCAGGTCTCGACTGCTTATCCTTGCCTGGTTCGTAGTTGAGCTCGAACCTCTCGCCACGATAGACAATATAGTCGCCTATCTGAAAGTTGATAGGCACTTCATGCTTGAAGTTGATAGTCAAAAAGCATTCGCCCATCCAGGAATCAGAGTACTCCAATCCTTGAACGGTTATCTGCTCTCCGTTAACGTCTGTCAGCTTCGAGCCATCCTTATGATAAATATTCCAAGTGTTCATTTGTATGCTATCCTAAATTTAAAATACTGCCCTGTGCGTCCATAATCGGCTTGACATCAGTAACAGGGTCGTTAAACTTGAATGTAATAGAGAGGATAAGCAAATCCTCGTTTCCCGGATATCTGTATAGGTCTGGATCAATGCTCTTCAGTCTAACATGCTGCCTTCCAATCTTATTGAAGTCGCAGTACATTTTCATCATGCCAGACTTACGGAGATAGTCAATAAAAGCCTTACACTTCTCGTTTGCGCCGAAGGCATCACCCTTGAACAGGAACTTGACCTTGTTCTCGTATGCTGCCATATAGAGACCATCCTTGCCAATATACTCATCGTCGCCATGCTCGTCGTGCCATTCCCTTTTAATAGGCTCCTTGACAGAATCACAAGGCTTGAACGGACTCTCGCTAACGTACATGCCGAAGTCGGCGATGGAGTCCTTCACCTCATTCCCATCGCCTTCCTTCTGCATGTATATCCTGAAATAATCTTTCATACCTTAATTCAACTTTTTATAATTGCAAATATACAAAACAATACATAAATATGCAAGAAATATCCGATTAAAAACGCATAAATATACAAAAGAGGGCACAGGTATAAATCCGCGCCCCCTATTATTACTTCATCTTCAAAGATTTTGTTCCGTTAAGAACTCTATTGAAGTTGCCGTTATACTCAATGAATATACTTTCAATTCTCTCGGCCGCATCCGCATTTCGAAGTGTATTCCGAGCAATCGCATTAAGCTGTGTTAACTGAGATTTTGCAATCTCGCTCATCTCTGGATAGTACTTAGCCTGCTCGGCTCTCATAACAGAGCAATCGAGCCTGATTGCGTTGAGGTAGGAGGCGATCAAGTCTCCGGTCTCCTCGGTAATACTCTTGACAGAGTTTCTTGAAGAGGAGCTGCTGTTGTCAGACCAGCCGTACACTTTCTTGAGATAGTCACGAGTAGCCTCAATCTGCTTTGTAAGGTCCTCCGTGGTATTTTTGATATCAGTATATTCAGCACCCGTGTACTCAGAGATTACATTTCCGTTCGAATCCTTGATGTTGTCTCCATTTTCAGCATACCCCTGCGTTTTCTTAAGAAGAGCCTTAATCTTGTCTCCGTAGATATTCTCAATCATCGAGTTCAAGATGGTCTTCTTCAGATTCTCCTCGAAATGATCAACAAGACTGTCTGACGTGTTTGCCATAGTTGACATCGCATCACCCCAGGAAGACACCAAGTCCGAGAACTTATTGCCGGTAAGCTTTTCGGTCAAAGCCTCGATCATATCATCAGCCTTCTCTCCGTACTGAATGAGCTTTTCCAGGTAATCTCTGAAATCTGAGTCCATGCTAGCCCAAAGGCCGGTATAATCCTTCTTTATCTTTGAAAGAGTATCAGCATCCATATTGAGCATGTCTTCCATACCATTGAACTGAACCCCGTACTTCGAAGAGATTTCACCCGCTACGTCACGCCAATTCTGGCCATTGTACTTATATGAACCCTTCCACATTCTATATTTGATAGAGTGGGAGCCAGCTGACGCACCTGAATTAAGCCTATTCTGCGCAATTACCTTAGTCTGCTCAATCTCTGCCTTAAGCATTTCCTGTGCTTCCTTGGATGCCTCTGTAGCCTCTGTACCCCAATGGATGTTCATATACTCAGTCTTTTTAGAGATGAGTGAATCCCAAATTGAGGTAAGATTGTCGTACTCGGCCTTAGCTTTTTCGTAACTGCTGTAGTCTGCACCGAATGCCTTGATGAGCGAGCCGCCAATGCTCAACGCTGCGGAAGCGGCTGCTGCGTATGGACCAGCACCTTTGAGGAACCCGAGACCCTCCATTTTGCCGAGGGTATCAAAAGCCCCGGCTGTACTTGCGGCCGAAGAGAATGCGCCTGATGCTCCACCAACAATTTGTTCAAGGATTGAATCCTCTTCGCCCATAGTCTTGAATAGATTGATTACCGGGTCAAGAACCGTGTTGAGCGCCTGCATCTTCGTCACAAGTTCAGAGAAGGCCTTAGACGAGTCTGCGTATGCTGACTGCTGATCATCCTTCAGGCTCGCCTTGGTTCTTACGCCGCCAGCGATTCCGAGTCTCGAAGCCTCCTCCTTGCTGACGAATATCTTCGCGGTATCATCCATGCCTCCAAGACGCTCATTTATGAACTTTCCGATAGCCTTACCGCGATTCACCCCTCCGAAGATGAAGCCGAACGGGTTTCTGCTAATCTGCTCATTTCTGAGCTTATCCAAAGCGTCCCTCAACTGTTTGATAGATTCTACAGACAAACCGGTAGTCATTGAGAACTGGTCAATCTTCTCAATCATTGAGTCGATTGTATCGGAAGAAACCCTATCGAGGTCATCAAAGATAGCAACCCAATCAGATTCCTGCTTGAACTGCTCGAACTGAAGCTTTGCCACATTCTCGTTGTGAATCTTTGTGGCTCCGGCCTTGGCTCTGTCTCTCATCTGTGGGTCTTCGATGCCCTTGATGAGCTCAAGCTGTCTCTCGTATTTGCGGTTTTCATCCTCAATCTGCTGGGCGATGGTTGCATTCTTTTCAATCAGACTAGCCATCAGGTCGATGGTCTCCTTCTTGATTTTATTGTTCTCATCTTCCAGCTTCTTGCGTATGTCGTAAACACGAGTCTCCTCGCCGTACTTATCTTTGACATTTTCAAGACTCATATCCTTAACCTCATCCGTAGTCAAGTTAAGACCGGACTGAATGTTATCGTGCCTTACCGCAATATCGAGCTGCTCCTCCAGGAACTTTTTGTAAGTGTCAAACTGAACAATTCCACCGAAAGCTATATTCTGAGCACCTTTCTTGTTTCCAGTCAGCTCGTATATTTTCTTATGCGTCTCGTACTGTTCGGAGATAGTATCAAGTTGCTTGTTAAGCACATTCAGCTCGTCTCTTCGCTGGTCTTCGAGAAGTTTTCGGTTTTCTGTTTGAATGCCAGCCTTCTCGTTTGCAGCATAGTCTAATCTCTCCCTTGTTGAGGCCGGGAGAGTCTTCAAGAGTTCTTTAATAGAGGTCTCGTAATTGGTGTAGTCGGAGATAGGGAACCTCTTCTTGTCACCAAATATAGCCTCAAACTCTCCGTCGTTAGCAAGCTGACCAAGAGCACCTTCTCCATAAAGCTCCTTAAACTTCTTGATTTCAGCATACATCTTCTTGTATAAGTCGATGCGCTTCCTCAAATCTTCAAGAGCCTTATCTGTCTGCGCGCCTGTTGACCTACGGCCACCGGTTTTCTTGTCGTCACCAGTAAACCATTCGCCCCAGTTATCATGATAAGCCTGCATCTTAAGTTCGTACTCCTTCTGCTTCTGTGTAAACTCATCGAGAGAAAGATTGCCCAGCGCAAGCATCTTCTTTCTGGTGTTGAGTTCCTTTTTGGCAGCAGTAATATCCGACTCTGCATTGCTCTTTGCTTTATCGTAGTTGTCTCCGGCATCCTTTCCCCAACTCTTGACGTACTTGCTCTTCTCATGGTAGTCGTAACCACTACCCTTGAGATTCTTTTCGAGCTGCTGAGTGAGATCCGAGTCATCGTTCCTGAATACGATATGAATGACAGCCTCGAATCTGTCTGCTGCAAGCATTCGTTTTAAGGCGTCTGATGCAAAAGGATAATCTTTTTTGACCTGTGCAGCTGCATCCTTCATCATGTTTGAAACCTGGACCTTCTCTGCATCTGTCAATTCCTGGTTGTTGCGAATCTTGTCACCAATCCAAGGAAACGAAGTGTTTACTGCGTTATCGAGAGCATCCTTGAATTTATTCTCGTAGAAGCCAGTCTCAACACCCATCGCATTAAGAACGTCAGCACGGAACTGATCAGAAACATCCTGGTTCCATCCCTGCTTTGCAAAGAATGACGAAAGAATCTGGTTAGCCTTACCCTGCAACTCCGGGCTGTTGCTAATATCTCCAAGCTCATTAATGAGATAATTGCGCATGGCTTTCACTTCATCCTTATACTTTTCCTCCCAGTAGTTGAAGCTAGCAAAGTCGGATTGGGTGGCATTAATCATATTCGCCTTTGCGGATGCCGAAGAGAACGCTTCTGCTATCTCCTTTGCAGAAGACAGCTTCTCGTCGAATCCCTTATAGGTATCCTCGTTAGAAAGAGATTTCTGAGTGCTCTCCTCAACCTGTTTGAGAAGGATGAGCTGTTCTTTGAGAAACTTAAGTCTATCCTCATTCGATTTCTTTTCGAGAAGGCTCATTGTGAAAGCATTTTCCTTTTCAGGAGCAATCTCCTTCAGCTTTTCCTTATATGCGTCAATAAGATTTTCTATCTCTTTCTCATCGCCGTCCTTAATGGCTTTATCCGCATCGTTATCGCGAAGGAACTCGCCAATCTTAGTGTATCTGTCTTTCAGTTCGTCAGCAGTAGTCTCCATGTCTTGCTTCAGCTGCTGATGCTTCTGCCAGTAGTATGCAAAGATTGCAGATCCGGCAGATATAGCTATTCCTGGAAGCCCACCAAGAAAACCGATGATAGAACTGAATCCGGATTTCAAGCCTCCGAGAAGCATACCTCCTGCGGCTCCCCATTTACTAGGGCTAGCCAATCCCTTCAGCACTCCACCAAGGGAGATTCTGTTCACCTGACCTTCCTGCTTGGTGAGAGCCATACCTTGCTTATACATCTCCTTGGTTATCTGGCCGGTAACATACAAGCGCCTGAGCTCAGCTTTTGTTATCGCATTTGCCTTTGCGAGTGCCTGGATATCCTGAATTCGAATCTGATTTTTATACTGAAGAATCTGTTTCTCTACAGGAGTTATTTTCTCGCCACGCAAGAGCTTAAGTTCTGCTTCTTTCGCAATATTCCCCTTTGAGTTCAGTATTCTCTTTCCAATGCCGCCTTCCAGGATCTTAACTCCACGCATAAGAGCCGGCCCGGCGAATGCAGCAACCATAGCAGGACCCAATACGTGAATCTGCTGCACGAGATTGGTAACAACATCAAGTATGCCATTGAAGGTTCCACCTATAACATTCTTACCATTAGCAAAGTCGGCAAGCATGATTTCCCAGGCATCCTTCAGTTTATTGTAGCGTCCGAGCAAAGTCTTACTCAGAACCTGCTGCATATTATAGAACTGACCACCTGCATCAGTCATCTGCCAGAAGATAGACTTCACATCATCAAAACTTACATCTCTGCTTGATATACGAGTCTTAATCTCTGATGTAGAGACATTTCGGCCCTCTTGCTTAGAGTAGAACTCAGATAACTTTTCAAGCAGAGGAATACCTGCATAAGCAATCTGGCGGAGTTCCTTACCATCGAGCCAGCCACGAGCCTGAACCTGACCAAACGCCAATGCGATACGGTCAAAGCTAACACCAAGACCGGAAGACATATCCGCAAGCCTCTTGGTTGTGTCATAGAGCTGGTCGTACTCAACTCCATACGCAGCCAACTGCTTAACGTCTCGGTTCAACTCAGAGAACGTAAATGGCGAATTAAGAGCGAGTTCCTTAATCTGATTGAACATTGTGTTCGCATTCTGCATATCACCGAGGATGGACTGGAGGGCAATATGCTGCTTCTCCATCTCACCACCAGTAGTGATGACGCTCATAGCGAACTGCTGTGCGCCGAACACAAGACCTCCCTGCAAGAAGAGTGACTTCAAATCCTGTACGGTTGAATTCAGCCTTCCTGCATGGCTGTTAGCTTTCTCGAAGCCGCGAACCAGCTGAGACTGAATCTTAGCTCCTGAGTCAACGATAGCCTGCTGACGCTTCTGTTCAAGCTCAATACCTCTCTGAACCTCACGGTTTACCTTCGCTTGCTCTGAAGCAAGGTGGCTTATTGATCGAACTTCTCGTCCCGAACCAGTACCGCCTATTTTTCCAAGGGATTCGGCATACTTGTCGCCGCGAAGTTTGGCAAGGTTTTCTTCCAAGAATCTAATCTTACCTATCGTCTCCTGTATCTTGGCATCAACTTTCGTAGTGTCAATATTAAGAGACTTGGCTTCCTGCCTCTTTCCCCACAGGTTTTGTAGAGCATATTTTAAGGCTTGTATTCTATTCAGAGAGGCATCGATCTCTTTCTGCCTCTGCTTCTCATTATCCTTGAGCTGCTTGGAATACTCTTTCTCTGACTGCAACAACTCCTTGTTCTTTTGAATGAGTTTGTCCTTCAAATCAGACGGATTTGCAGAATCAAGCCTAGAAGCTTCTTTTTGAAGTTCTTTCAGGCGATTTACGTATGCCTCTTGTGCGCTAATTTGATCTTTCTGAGAATCAATCGACCAATTTTTGTATGTTTCAATAATGCCTTTTCCGCTCTCTAATTTCGATAACAGTCTGTTATACTCTTCGAGCAACGGACCAGTTAGCGCCTTACCATTCATATTTCTACCGTCAACTCCAGGCGAAATGGAATGTAATTTTGATTGAGTCTCTTTTTGAATGGCAAGATTTTTTTCAAGTTCCTTATTGAGACCCTCTAAAGTCTGCTTGTATTCCTCCAGCTTTTTAGTTTCAGATGCTATTTTGTCGGAAAGAATCTTGTCGCCACCAAGCCCTTTGCTATACAGAACAGTTTCATTAAACTTATTCAGCGCATCAATATCACTGCGGAATTTAGCAACTACAGAGCTATTTTTCTCAAAAGCAGCTCTCTGGTTATTGAGATTTTGAATAGTACTTTCTATCTGCTTGCGGAAATTCTGCTGCCCGATAGCCGCACTATTCATATCTCTTTGATCCTTCATTATGTCGTGCGCACGAGTCTTATACTCAGACAAATTTGCCAAAGCGTTTTTAAACTCCTGACCGGTCAGTCCTTTTCCGGAGATGCTACGAATATCCTCTTTGATTCTCTCTATCTCAGAGCGTACAGATTCTAGCTTAGAGACATCCTGTCCTAAGCCTACACCTCTACTGGAGAGTGCATCTATATTCTTCAACAGGATCTCTATGTCTGAAAGAGCTTTCTTCTTCTGGTTCTCACCTGTTTGGATTGCGTTGAACTTATTGATTGCTCTCTCGTGCTCCCTTTCGAGTGCAATGACTTTTCCCTTCTCTCGTCCGTATGCCTGTGTTGCTGCGGCTGCCTTCGTCATCTCTACAGCAACATCGGAAAGAAGGTTCTTCATCTGCGCAGCATCGGTGAGGATAGATTTGTTTCCGGATGCCGCCTGTAATCTGGCAAGTATCTTGTCAAGCTCGGTAATACTTCCACTAAGCATGTTAGTATTGAAACCCTTCAAGGCTGCCTCTGCCATAAGGTCTCGCATCCTAGCGAGCTTTTCGGTTACTCTTGCAATGTCAGCTTCAACCTTTGCTGCTCCACCAGAAAAGGCAGAAAGAGGGTTCTCCTTTTTGAACTGATCAGTAATCTGCTTTACATCACGGAATGTCATTTGAAGAACCTTGGCATAATCCTGCAAAACCTTTGCGCTATCTACGCCGCCACCTCCACCGCCTTGTGCTTTATTCTGCAATCTGAAAAGCTGATTATTGATATTCTCAAGCATCAGCTCGGCTTCCCTAAGTTTCGAGGTATCAACATTAGGATTCAGTGAGCGTAGCTCTGAAATCTTGCTGCGCTCTATATTGATTCTTTGAAGCATATCGAGATAGGAGAGAGCGTTTTTTACCGCTAACTGCAAATCTTTAGCATCATTGCCTTTATCGTTTTTCTTGAGTTTGGAAATCCTTCTGTTTATCTCATTGAGAACATCTGCAAACTCTTTGGCTTTTTCTGCTTGCTCCTTAAATCCAGACTTTTTCGTTCCGAATCCTTGGAGGGCGCGAAGAAGCGCATTTGCAGCATCATCCCCAGTCTTAAGCTTATCAATGATTTTCTGCAACTCCTTGGAGGTATTATCCTTGACACCAAGTTGGAACCACAAGTCACCTAAATTTCCACCTGCCATATCCTGAGTATTTTAAAATTAGAGTTTATTGTTTAAGTAATCAGCAAGACTTATCTTCTTGCCGATGAGGCTTCCCTCATTCTTCTTTTTCTCCATCCACCTGTCGTAGAGGTCATCCATCTCCTTCTTGGTGTGCTTCTTCGGACCGCCATCCTTCTTGGCCTTTGGGTAGACGACAAGAGGCTGGTCTGCAACCATGAGGTCAATCTGTGCCGACGAATAGCCCCACCAGTAGTCGTAGGCTGCAATGAAGTACTTACGCTGAAAGAGGAAACCGAACTTCTCAGCTAGTGAGAAGGCTGCTCCCCAGCTTGTTCTGCTTGGATAGCTTTTGCTTCGCTCCTCGTCATCGTCATCATCACGTCCGTCATCCCGGTCGCTAATATGGTAGCCAGTGAGAATGCGTTCGATGGAATTTTTTTTTTAGAAACATCGAGGACTCTCAGCACATCGGCTATATCCACATCCTTGATGTAGTAGAGCCAACGCCAGTAGATCCAATACAGGAATCGAATCTTCCAGATGTTGTTGAGGAGAATGCAGACACAAATCTTGACGTTGCGCTTCCATTCGTTCTTCTCCTTTGACCTGATGTGGGAACACCTGCTCATGGTTCCCTTGCGAAGCCAGCCGATCTTGTGTTTCTTTCCACGGAACACGAACTCGGTAGGCTCGTCGTGCAGCACGCTGTCAAGCAACTCCTGCAAGTCCACTGAAGGCTGCTCTATTTTCTTTTCTTCTGCCATGATTGTATGCTATTAAATGAAGAAGGGCGGCACGGCTGTTGATTAGCCTGCCGCCCAACGGTTTGTTATCCTGAATCTAATTACCTAAAGAAGCCTTTACTTGATTAACTGCCAATGCCTGGTTCACTTGCAGCTGGAGCCTTAGTAAGCCAAGCGATGCTACGCTTACCTGCACCCTCGATAGAGCCGGAGAACTTAAACGCAACAGGCTCAGTACCAGAGTTATCCCACTGCAAGGTAGCGTAGAGAGCGATGTTGGTAATAACCATGAGGTTCTCCTTCTCGTCGTCAACGATAACGATAGTGCCCTTGATCTTGAACTTCTTAGGCTCAACAGCGATACCTGTAAAGCCGGTAGTAGCGTCGAGGGTAGCGTCACCTGTACCCTTCAGAGTAACTTTGGTCAGCTCTGTGATAGCATCCTCGCCGAACATAATTGTCAGCAAGTCCTTTGCCTTTGAAGGAACAACGAACTCTACGTTGAAGTCGCCGAGCTCTGCGGTAGTTGCCCAGTCGCCTGCAAGACCGATAACCTTGTAGTGGTTGATGGTTGGGTCATCCATAGTCGCCTTCAGCGAGTCAACGGTAACCGGAAGCTCAACCTCTGGGGTGATGTCAACTGTAGCCTTGCTCAAATCGGTAATAGCCTTTGAGTAGAGCAGAGTTTTAGGACCATTGAAAATGTCCTTCATCTTGTCAATAGTTGTCATAGCCATAATCTAAAATATTTTAAATTGTTATACCTGAATACTTATTTCGTGCGTAACCTTCCCTGTATGATTGTCACGGAAAAACCTGCGCCATCGTCTGTCTGTAGTGTTATACGAGGATTGGAAACAATGAGATTTTTTGTGGAGATTGGAAATCTGTCCATAATCTCCTGGACTTTCTCGTCAACGCTAGATACATCAAGTGTGTGCGGGTTGCTTGCCGAATTCTTATCGCGCACATACAATTCGATTTGAGCTATAGTGGTGAAATCATTGTAAACTCCACTTGAGTTCATCTCGTTATTGTAGATACTAGATGGAAAGTATACCACGATGTAGCTGTTGATTTTCGTATCAACTGCCTTTGGTCGGCTCCGGGAGTAGAGCTTGTCGCAAATCCCCTTCATTGCATTGCCGACATCGAAATATAGAGTCTTAATACTAACCATATCTTACATCGATCTAAAGTATCTAACCAAATATTTTCTAAGAGAGGTAATCACGTCGTGACCTCTCTTAACCTCGACAAACTTAGCGTAATCCACACCGGCAACAAGGAGCATCTGCCATGTGGCATCGTACTTTCCTTTGTTGTGCTCCCTGGAAACAAGTTCATCCCACGCCGCATTTGGACCATATTCGCCACCTTCTCCGTATTCACCCTTGTAAGGTCTCCGTCCGCTGTCCTTGAAGGAGAACGAGCTGCGGTAATACTTATCAAGGTTGTATCGTTCCCCGGCAGCAAGGGTTACTCGGGTTGGCTCTGGGCCTGGAGCGTAATGAATCGACTGCAAGGAGCCATTGCGATATGTACCGATGGCGGTTGACTTGTACAAGTTACCGGTTACGTCATCATAGTTTCGAGACTTGTCAGCAGCCTTCATTGTCATTTCAGCCGCATGATCCATCTTCTGCTGCATCTTTGCTACAGCCATCTGACGGATTTTCTTCTCGACCTGTAAAAACTGACCTGATAAACTTGTCATAATCTAAACCCTTGTCAAATTCCAATACACAACAGTCCTGTTATTATCCGGCTCGCAGTCCTTTACCATACCTACCTCGGTATTGTTACCGACAGTGGAGTAGATGGTGTCGCCGTCAAGAGGACATCTGTCAGCATCCCATTCGTCATATCTGACCGGAATCGATGCTTTCCTCTTGTTCTGGTCGACGTTCTTGTCTCCCTCTGTAGTAGTATCGGTGTAGCTGCGGCCTTCGCCATAGTAGAGAATGATTTCCTTGTCCTCACCAACTGGAGCATCATCATCGGCAAATGGGTCATCAGGGTCGGCTTTTCCGACGACCTTCCTCACGATCTTGATGATGTGAGGGTATCTTGGGTTTCTGATGTTTTCCTTTTCCATACGTCTTATTTGATGATGTGAGGGAGAGGTTCTCCCCAAGGAGAATAATTCGCCCTCTTTACTCCGTGGGAGGTCGCCCGGAAGGTGGACTTCTTCTTGAGCATCGAATCAGGCTCCAGCTCCGCATAGATAGCGTTAGCCTCTGCCTTCATCTCGCTCCTGTCGTTGTCCGACATGTCATAGCCACCTCCCGAATGAGTCCATCCGTTATCGGAATCGGAGGTGTTGTTCACCTTGCTCGGACCAAGAACAAACCATTTCAGCATGTCGGCATAGGCAAGTCTCACCTTGTCCTTGTCGCAGGCTTCGAGGTCGATGCCATTTTCAAGCTCCCTGTCGTGCATGATGCCCAGCAGAGCCTTCATCGGCATCTCGAACTTCACCTTATTAATAAGGTAGTCGTTCACAGTGTAAATGTTCATCTCCGAATCCATAGTCATACAATCTAGTTACGTTAAAGAATTAACCCTTCTTGGTGATGTCAATAATCCAACGGTAAGGGAAGTCGAGCATAGCTGGAACAGCAGCAAACATCAAGTCTGTATGCCACTCCAGGTAATCACCGTTGGCGATTGTTGTGTTGGCAAGCAAACCAAGACCGTCGTTGGTTGTTGCGAACACCTTGTCAACAAGTTTGTTACCCCACTTCTCGAACATCTTCTTATCCTTGATCTCCTTGTGCTCGAACTCAAAAGCGCTACCGCGAGGACGAAGAACAACGATGTCGTCTGACCAAGCTTGCTCTGTCTTCTGCGTTCCATCAAAGAGAATAGTAGTTTCTTCCTCTTCTACAAGCTCGATAGGAGAAAGACCCTGGATGTCACCGAATGCCTTCAGGAACATATCCTGGTTCACACCATAATCCTCAACGTAAGCTACATAGTGAGCTTTACACCAGTTGATCCACAACTCCTTAATCTGCTTGTTCTTCAAGAACACATTGAAGAAGGTGTTGACGGTCATCTGCCAAACGAGAGGCTGACCCTTACGATTGAATGTTTTACGCCAGCTCTCTTCAAGAACTCGCATCTGTTCAAGAATATCACAGGTCTCATCAGCCCAAGCAACCTTACCTCCATTCTTGAAGTTATCGGCAGGCATATTTGTCTTGTGGATTGGAGCCTGAATACCACGACCGATACCGGTGTAGTCAAGCTTACCGGTAGAAGCAAGCTTCGCTGTCATGAAGTTCATAGTGGTATCAACGGAGTCCATCAACTCCTGAACCTGATCAGTCCATTCCATAACGACATCGCGGTCGTTACCGAACTCTTCGAACTGGTTCATCAAATACTCGCGTTCCTCTGCGTTCTGGTAGATACCGTCTGTGATAAAGTCTGGAATTGTTGCAGAGTAAACCTGCAATCCTCCCTTATCCTTCTGGAAAGAACCAGCCAAAGGAGCACGCATGTTAGCCAATGTAGCGGCACGAAGCTTCTTTGCCTCGACAGTGAATGTCGCAACACCTTTTCTGTTGGTTGGAGTCAGATCAGGAGCAATACGTCCCTGGGTCTTCCACCAGCCATAGTTTACGTGAAAGATGTCCTTTTCGTCAAGAAACTTCTGGAGGTATTTGGTGTTGTCCTTACTAGAGAAGAACTTCGCCATCCTCGAATTTTCAATATTAAACTTTGGCATATCCTAAATACAATCTAATAGTTAAACAATTAGTAGTTCGTGTAGAACAACTCTGGGTAACGACTGATATTCATCGCCTCTACAGCTGGTGGGAGAGGACTCATCCTGTCCTTAATGAAAATCGCATCCGGTCCAAGCAGACACGGTGTAAACATCATACGAGGTTTCTCGTACTCGTCGCTTCCAGGAAGAGTATAGAACGGCATGTCGTAGTCGTGAGGAGCAAAACAGTTAGGGTTTGTTACTACAGGAAGTGTAGGACCAACCGCAGCAGCCTCAACGAGAACCTGACCAACGGTCAATGCGCCCAATGCAGCAGACAAGGTAAGTTTCCAAACGTCACCTGCTGTAGCATCCGTTGTAGCCTCAACTGCTGTAACAGAAACACCAGTTCCCTTTGTCTTAAAATCCTTCTGGCCTACCATGATTTTATCGCCAATAAATGGGATGTGATGGTAGCCGTCACGAACGATGTAGATATCTGTGCCTGTATCGACACTTGTTTCCTTAGCAACTGCGTAAGACTTCAGAATCTTAATAGTGCCACCCTTGTTGTCTGCAAAGCCGAGGCTATGCTCAACGAGATCACCTGCATAAATCTTAGCAGGTCCAGGGAACGGATTGGTGATAATACCACCGATAGGAGGGTATCTGAAAGCCTCCTTGACAGCACCTTTAAGATTGAAGTACACATGCTTCTGACCGCCAATCTCAGCCGATGCCTGCAAGAGCACCGCTCCATTGAATACCGCACCCTGTGCGTTCATCTGGTCGTAATAATTGCTGTACTGCATAATCTTTTTACCTTAATTAAAATGTTATCCTGAATTATTTCTTGACAGTCGCCTTTGTAGCTCTGTCCTTGCAAATATCCTTAATGTCGTCCCATTCATGCTCGTCGAGTTTCTTTTCCTCACCAGAAGGAGCACTAGAACCCTTTCGTGGTACTGCATTTCCACCGTTGGCACGCTTATAGTCGGCAGTATAGATATTTTCTGCCGTTGATACCAGTTCTGCAACATCTGCATCATCAGATATCTCCAGCTTAGAGAGTGCAGTATCGAGGAAAAAGTCGTTCATTTCAAGGTTTGCCTTGTCGAACTTATCCTTCAAACCTGCCTTTACTGACTCGATGGTTGCCTTCCTTGCAGCCTTCTTGTCTCTTTCTGCGTTAGCTTCCTTGAGGACTTTGATTTCTTTGAGAAGCTCGTTGTATTTGTCGTCAGGATCGTCATTCTTGTCTGACTCCTTGCGCTTGCGCTCCTCTTCCTCTTCTCTCTTCTTGCGCTCGGCTTCCTCCTTGCTCTTCTTGATCTCATCAGAGACGTTCTTGTGCAGGTTTCCGTCCATGCGCTTAAGGCGATTTGCTAACTTGGTAACCAACTTGGCATTTGCTGCCTCATCGTCACCGAAATCTTCCAAAACATCATCAAGTTCTTCATTGATGGTCTTTTGGCTAAGTGATTTGAACTTGGTGGTATCTACCTCCTTGTTCACTAATGACAGAAGTTCTTCTTTAGTCATGTTGTTTCTTGATTAAAAATGTTATCCCGAAAGTGGTCCCTCCACCTCGAAAACGTATAAATATACCTTTTATTTTGCAAATATATGAATAAATATGCAATTATCAAAGAAAAATTGTATATTTGCAGTATTAAAATGAATATTTATGCAAAAAGACGTATTTTCAGGATTAAAATTGGATAACGGAGAACCTGTATATACGCAAGAGTATATTCAGTCTCTACGAGACACCGACAAGAAGCATCCCGACAAGCTGAAGATTATAGCTCAGCGTGGCGGACAGGAGCGCATGCTATCTATAGACGCTGATATTAAGATAGTTGGCGGCTCGCGAGGCGGACCACTTCTTGTCGATACTAAGGTTGTTACACCATTTGGTTATAGGCGTATCGGGGATTTAAAGGCAGGTGACATCATCAGTGGAACTGATGGTGGAATGCAGCGTGTTGTATATCACAAAGACCACGGCAAACTTCCTGCTTATAAACTAAAGTTTGTAGATGGGTCTGAAGTTATTGCATCATATGACCACCTCTGGAATGTTCGTAAGACTTGCTATAGAAGTAAGAAGAGAACCATTAACGGGTTATCTATCAATGACGATTATAGGGTATGGACCACCCAGATGGTCGTTGACCACCTCGCAAAGCTGAAGACTGGCGAGATTAAAAATAGCAAGTTACTCATACCTTTGTGTGAGCCTGTAAAGTTTACTCGCCCTTGGGGAAATCGTCATTACAAACCAACGAGCTCACCTTATGTTATTGGCGCCATACTTGGAGATGGATGTATAACCGCAAATATAAAGAATGGAAGTTATGATGCTATGCTCTGTAGCGCAGACGAAGATATCGTGAGAGAGTTTGAGAGTGCTGGCATCGATATGACTAACTATGCACAAAAACAAGGCAGTATAGCTTGTGATTACAGAATCAAGGATGAGAGATTACGTAATGATCTTGAGGGTTTAAAGCTCTACGGCTGCGACGCTTTCAATAAGTCTGTTCCCGATTTCTATAAGTTTGGCTCTATAGAGACAAGGTGGGCTATCCTTCAAGGACTTATGGATACCGATGGTACTGTGGATAAGCGTGGACATTGTACGTTTGCGACAGTCAGTGAGCAGCTTGCTAAAGACGTTAAGTTTTTAGTAAACAGCCTTGGAGGCCTTGCCACTATAAATAAGTACGAGAACCACTATACCAAGAATGGAGAGCGTATTGAGGCAAGCGATTATTATGATATTTACATCAGAATTAATCAGTCAGAACGCTTATTTCGTCTTCCACGTAAGAAGGCGCTTTGTACCGAGTACAATGGCGGCGTAAGCGAACTGGGAAGAAGGATTGTTGATTTTGAATATGTAGGAGAGAAGGAGTGCTGCTGTATTGCAGTGAACAATACAAATTCTCTGTTTATGGTGGAAGACTTCATAGTCACTCACAATTCCAAGTCCTTCTCATCCCTAATGGAAGTTCTGAAGGATATTAAAAATCCAGATTTTCATGCAACAATTCTTCGTAACGAAAAAGACGACTTACAATCCTTAGTGACAGACTCTTATAAATTGTTCTCCCAATTTGGAACTTACAATAAGTCACAAAATGACATGACCTGGAACTTCGATAACGGAGGATGGCTCAAATTCTCGTACTATGCTGGAGCCTATCAGGACTTCAAAACACGATTCCAGGGTCGCCAGTATGCCTATGTCTGCATCGATGAGGGTACTCAGTGTCCATACAAGAAGTTCAAGTACCTCTTGACCAACAACCGAAATGCAGCGCATATCCGAAACCGCTTCTGGATTACCTGTAACCCGGACCCGGAATCTTGGGTGAGAAAGTTCATTGACTGGTGGGTTGACGAGAACGGCTACATCATACCGGAACGGGACGGAGTTATCCGCTACTGCTTCATGGATGGTGATACACCTGATTCAATCTACTGGGGCAACACGAGAGAAGAGGTGTACGAGCAGTGCAAGGGCATTATTGATAGCCTTTGGAAGGACAGCTATGAGGAACTTGGTTATACAAAGCTCGAAATGTTCATCAAGTCGGCAACATTCGTTCGCGCTGACGTATCAGAGAACATTAAGCTTATCTCTACCGATGCCTCATATCTCGCTAACCTTGCCCAGCAGGACGAGGAACAGCGTATGCGAGACCTGGAAGCTAACTGGAACTGGAAAGCTGCCGGAGATGACATGATCAAGATGGAAGACCTTGATGAAATCTACGACAATGCAGAACAGATAGGAGATGGAAAACGCAGAGCTTCTGCCGATATTGCTTTCACCGGCGGCGACAACTTCGTGATGTGGCTTTGGGAAGGATGGCATTGTAAAGACTTGGTTGTTCTGAGACTGGACCCTAAGACACTTGTTTCTGTAGTTGAGGCCAAGCTGAGAGAGTGGGGCGTTGAGGAATGTAACTTCACTTACGATATGCAGGGTATCGGTCAGTACTTCAAGGGATTTTTCAAGGATGCCGTCCCATTCAACAACCAGGCAGCACCTATCGCTCAGAGCCATCAGGAAGAGGAAGGAATCAAATACCTTTACAAGGACTTGAAATCCCAGTGTGCATTCCTGTTCTATAAGATGATAAAAGAGAAGCAGATTTCCATCGACTCAGCCCTGCTTGAAAGAAAGTATTCCGGAAACGGATTCGACAAGGTTCCTCTCAGACAGATTCTTCAGAAGGAGCGTAAGATGCTCAGACGTGACGAGAATAGCGATGATAGGGGATTCAAGCTATTACCTAAGAAGATTGCCAAGAAATATGTCGGGCACTCGCCTGACTTCTTTGAATCTTGGTTCTATGTAATGATATTCAGTTTAACAAAAAAGAAAAATAAAAAGGTAAAAGGATTATGGATGCTATCAAGGTAACAAATTTCAGAAAGATTCTGGTAAAGAAGCCTTTCTTTGAACTCACGCCAAAGGGGTACATGACCCACGATGGCTATTGCAGGAACGAGGTGTCCGATAATGAAGACCCTCAGATGCCGCAAGATACATTGTACAGAGTGATTAAGACTCAGAAGGACTTCCTTCGTGAGTTCTATCCTACGTCCCACAAAATCTTCGACAAGGATCTCTACCCTGACATCTGGAGAAAGAACCCGGAAGACGAGAAATGGTATGTCCAGGAGATTCAAAGAACGGCATTTGCTTTTCAGCAGGTTATTCATACGAAGCACGTTCTCCACATGACAGGTAACGATATTCAGTTTGAGCTTGCCGGTGATCCTGAGATGAAGAAACAGGAAGCGTATATTAATCTCCTTGCCAAGTTCAAGAAGGGATGGTATATGCACGATATGGAGATTCGTCACTATGAGGCAGTAAGTTCGTACATGAAGGTTGCTGAGGCTGCTGTAGTCGGATTCTTCGATAAAAACAAGAAATTCGGTACTCGCACATTGGCTTTCGATAGAGGAGACACATTGTATCCTCAGTTCGACCCTCTTACTGGTGAACTCGTTGTGTTTGCTCGTAAGTATTACGACTTCGATGAGGAAGGCAATGAAAAGATTGAATGGGTAGAGGTGTGGGATGACAAGACATTCTACCGCTTCAAGAAGCAAGTTAACGAAGGCAAGGTCAAGGAGACTATCAAGAGAATTGCCAAGATATTCGGAATCGACGACTACACTTGCGTTGAAGAGAAAGCTCACGGCTTCCCATTTATCCCTGTTGCATACGTAAGAAACGATGACGGCCCATGCTGGTCTGTTGTACAGAAGAACATCGAGGACTACGAGGAAGCATTCTCTTATCTCTGCGAGAACAACAAGGCTTACGCCTTCCCTATAATGAAGTTGAAGGGCGATGGTGACGACATTACCGTTGTTGGAGATACAGACGGAGCGGCTAAGATGATTCAGATTACCGATACGAATGGTGATGCTGACTTTATTAACGGAACAGACGCTTCCAATGCATTTGCGACACAGCTCAACAAGTCGTATGACCTCATCTATGAGCTTTCGTTCACAGTAAAGCCACCGGAGCTGAAGTCGGGTGACCTTCCGGGCGTTGCCATTAAGCTGCTCTATTCTCCTGCTATCGAGGTTGCTGAGAACGATGCTAAGAAGATGCATCCGTTCCTGGATCAACTTGTTCGTATCTCAAAGTATGGTATCGGAGTTGAAGAAAACTGCATGGCCACCATGACAGGGCTTCCTATTCATGCCTGGGTTGAAATTTATGTTCATCAGAACAAATCTGAGATTATCACAAACTTGGCAACGGCTGTTCAGAACAACTTCCTCTCAAAGCAGACTGCATCTGAGCGTTGCCCAGACTTCCCAGTTAACGATGAATACGACCGCATTATGCGAGAGAAGAAGGAGGAAGACCAGCAGGACCTTCTCATGGATATTCAGCGTGCGGATAACGAAACAGAGAACGCCATCGAGGAAGCTAAAGAAACTGCCAGAATTAACGGTACTGGCACGGGTAATGTTCGTACTGGTCGTGGCGCTGGCAGACCAAACAAAAGCGGTCGAGAATACGATTCTAACAGGAACTGGGATGGTCGTGTGAATTGGGACAAAGGAGTAAAGTGATAGTATAAATATTCTAAAAATATTGCATAAATATTCATTAATTGTATAAATATGCAATATTTTTTGTATATTTGCAGTGAGGATAGGCAGGAGTAGCTACCTGTTGACAAGGGTGAAATCTCGACACCCTTCCTCTTCTGTATTTTTCGAGATTAACTTAATTATTCGGGATATGAAATCAGAAAAAGAAATTTGGAAGCCTGTGGTTGGCTTAGAGGATCGTTATATGATTAGCTCTCTTGGAAGGGTGAAATCGTTAGCTTACGACATTGTGGATTCTATCGGCAGACACGTACACCGAAAGGAGAAGCTTATGAAAGTTAAAGTGTGCAGCAGCACCGGATACCCGCAAGTAAACTTGTGGGTGGGTGAAAAGAATAAGCCTTTTAGTATCCATAGATTGATAGCTGAGGCTTTTATCCCAAATCCTAATAATTATCCTTGCGTAAATCATATAGACGAAGACCGCTCAAATTCAGTTCTTGGCAACTTGGAATGGTGTACTTATGGGTATAATACCACATACGGATCCGCGCGAGAGAGACGAAGAGCGTCTTTAAAAGCGTTCTACGAGGATCATCCTGAACTTAAAATAACGATTAACGAAAGAGGAACTTCTTTTCGTATTTGTCAATACGAGACAAATGGCAAACTTGTCAAAGTTTGGGACGGAGGATTGTCTGAGATTGAAAAATGCTTCGGCAAGACTGGTGTCATCGAAGGCTGCATTCATCATAAATGCAATTCTGCACGCGGTTTCGTCTGGAGATACGAGGGAGATCCATTTTCTTATAATCCAAAGGCTCCCGGGCCGAGGCGAAGAGTTGCTGTTATGCAGTTTGATTTGAGTGGAAAATATATCCGCACATTTCATAGCATAAATGAAGCCGCAGATTATCTTGGTAAGAGATCGAGAAATTCCGATATAACGAATTGCTGTAAGGGAAATTGTAAAACTGCTCATGGCTATAAATGGAGGTATGCAAATGGATAATGAGTTAAAACGTTCTGTCGATTACAGCAGGAAGCGCTTGCAGGCAATCCGAAACTGCGAGGACCATGTTGCAGATATTCTCTGGAAATCGACACAGAAAATAATTGCCGCAAGTAAGCGATACAGAGGTGCGGGCAGACTCACAAACGAGTCAGCCCTGCTCTCTTACGCCAAGAATGTTACTGCTGAGGCAGAGGAGAGTATCAACAGCTACATCTCTGCCTACTCCAAGGCTTCATGCAAGATTCTCGGGATTGACAGCGAGAACATAGAATCATTTCTCGTCAGCGACATCTACGGAAAGACGACATCCGAAAGAAACGCCGTCTATCTCGGAAACTTTGCTGAAGACATCGTGAGGATGATCAAGGCAGGAACCTTGATGGGATATTCAGACCAGCAGCTCCTGTCTTCCATCCGCACAGGCTATAAAGACCCATATCACACATCAGTCATTACCAAGGCGAAGAGAAAGGATATCAACATCGATGTTCCTTCTTACGGAAAGGGATACTACAAGAACGCCTATCAGAATATCGTAAGAAATGCTTCTCAAGTGATTGCTTTGGCGTGGGGACAGGCAGAGCAGGAGTATGGGCAGGAAATAGGAGCTGTCGGTTACTTTGTTCACAGAGGTAGTAGCTACGACTGCCCGGTGTGTGATGATTTATGCGGCTATGTCCACGACATAACAACAATGGTGATTCCCGCGCATCCACGATGTTGCTGCCGTGCAGAATTTGTATTCAAGGATAATAAAAAGTAATAACATGATAAATTCTGAATTAAATTTTACTTTAGAAGAGATTCTCCCGAAGTTCCCTAAAGAATTCCAGGAGAAGATAAAGCACTCTGTAGAGCTGCTGAGAAAGGCGGAGAAGCTTGCACTGGCATACTCGCCTAACGAAGGCTTCTATCTATCGTTCAGTTCAGGCAAGGATAGTCAGTGTCTTTATCACATTGCCAAGATTGCAGGCGTGAAGTTCAAGGCTCACATGGGGCTTACGTCCGTCGATCCACCAGAAGTAATCAAGTTCTGCCGCAAGCACTATCCGGACGTAGATATGATAAAGCCGAAAATCAGCATCTATAACCAGGCCCGTAAGGAAGGCATGCTTCCGACAAGACTGATACGATGGTGCTGTCGAGTCTATAAAGAAGGTATCGGCGCAGGCAATGTTGTCCTCATCGGAATCCGTCACGCAGAAAGCAGACAGCGTTCGGGTAGGAGTGAGGTCGAGATTACCAACCATAAGTACAGCGGCTCCCTTGAAGGTCTTGACGAGTTCCGTGATAAAAGGAACGGTCAGAAGCGTGGCCGTCCAACCCGGTGGGGCATCCACGAGATTAACATCACCATTGCCAGTGATGAGCGTACCATCGGCTGTATCCGAGGCTACGAATCGCTCCTCATCTCTCCAATCATAGAGTGGACAGATGATGATGTATGGCTATTCTTGAATACACTCGGTATCAAGCATTGTAAGCTGTACGACGAGGACTACTATAGGATTGGCTGCCTGTGCTGCCCTATGCACAACTATAAGCAGAAACTCGCCGACTGCAAACGCTATCCGCATATCTATAATAGTTGGATTAAGGCCATCAAGGATATCCAGGCTAGCGGAAGGATGATAGACGAAGGATTGTCGCCGGAAGAAGTGTTCGACTATTGGATATACGGCAAGTCTATCAATGTATGGAGAGAACACCGCAGGCAGCAAACGTTGAACTTTTAAATATCAAGATTATGATTGAAGAAACAAAAGGATACACGTTATCCGTCGATACGTACAAGAAGGCGAAGGCTCTTAAGATGAAAGATCCTCGCTATTACATCTACGCCAGTCTCCGCGGATCAGGAATGTCTATCCGTGACAGTTGGGCCATTGCATTCCAGGGCGAGGGACTCAACTGGGAGAAGTCTTTCCTTGAAGGAGAGATGAACAAGCTCGAAGCACAGGAGTCCGTCCAGAAGAGAATCGCAGAGGTGCAGGGCAAGAAAGTGAAGAACGAGAGCTCCGATGAGCTTTCTCCTGAAGAGTTGGCGAAAGCCACTTCCAAGGAGCAGATTCTTACAGAACTCGTTATTGCCAGACGAAGGATGAAAGAGGGCACAAAGGAGTGGACAGAGCAAACTCGCCTCATCGCGGAGTATACCAGAATCAAGCAGGATGATCTTCAAACTGAGGATTCGACTCGCCATTTTTACCTCCCAATAAATTATCCAACCGGCAAGAATGACTGCTTGTTATTCAAAAATGGACTCTGTAAGGGTGGGAAATAGTTAAATTCGTGTTAAAATAACTTTATTTTACTAGAATTTCTGCAAAACCAAGTACCTTTGCAGGCAGATATACGTTCACAGATTCGTTCTGCTGTTCGTAATTCTGTTTAATTGGTTACGAGGGGTGGTGTCTTCACAGATACCACCCCTCACTTTTATATTATGAAAGTAGAAGAAAAATATAAACTCAATCAGGGATACTTCTCTCCGGTGATGAGTTCAAGTGCAATTCGCACCTGATCTTCAAGCATATCGTCATTAAACGTAGGAAGAACGCCGTATGATGGCAGTTTCTTCGTCTCTGCGGCCTCCAAAATAAACTGGAGCGCCTGTACCAGGGAAGTATGGTCTTGAACGACCTCAAGCAATTTATCACTCATCCTTGCCTCCTTCCTTCTTAATCTGTTCTGCCATCTCAAGAATAGTCTCGGCGTGCTTATCGCGGTCGATGACTTCCTGTACGGCCTCATCGCTCTCCTTGCGAAGCTGCTCTTCTGTCTTACCCTTGTCGGCAGCAGCGTTCATCCTCGCAGACTCACGGGCAAGGTATTCGTCACGAAGCTTCAACTTACCTGCCGTGTATTCTGCATCGCCAGGCAACGATGTATCCGCATACATAAGCTGGGCAAATGCCTCGATGATGTTTCCATCATCCTTGGAGAACTCATAATGGTCTCCTACGACCACAGGAACACATTCATCGAGCGCAGCGTACATTGATGTACAGATAGAGTATTCAATACCCCATGTGCCGGCAATGTTCGCAATCTTGATGAAAGGCAGCGAGCCTCTCTGTAAATGTTTCTTAATCTCAGCAGGAATATCCTCTCTGAGTGAAGCAACTTCTTTCTTCGACAAGCTCTTACTGAACTTCAGCACGGTGAAGTGTCTTGTCTTGATAGTCTTTCCAAATGGTAATGCCATGATAACAATATTTTAAAGTTCAACTTTTATTTCCTTATACTCGAAACCTATGCAAGATGGATTCTCCTCAGAAGTAACCCTAATCTCATTAGGGTTATTACAAACCCCATCCTTGAAGAAGAAACAATCCTTGCAAGTATATACTAGCGGAATAATGTCTCCGCAAGCATCATCGTCAGGATTTGCGTCTGTATATAAGTCTTTGCCCAAGCAATATGGGAACTCAGAATCTTCGTCATTCAACAATACGCAATCCTTGCAAGTGTATTTAGTCTGTGCCATGTTCCTTACGTTTTTGATATTCCATCAATGTCAAGATACAATAGTTAGCGCAGTCAAGAAGAGCATCTTCCAATGGTTCATTAGCAACTTGCGCTTCATTATCCTTCAACGTCTTGATACGATTCACTTTCTCTCGTATCTTTCCGTAGCCGTAGTTGATACCAAGCTCATCATACATTTCGGAAAAAGCATTCCCGTAATCGTGATTTTTACACTTATAGGTATCGATCATCTTGTCGGTGATAGCTTTGAATGTTTTAGCATCTTCAGCAGATGAACACTCGTGTATCTTTGGCTCAAGATTTTCTTTATTCAATATTTCGCCACGCTCCATAATATCTTTAGTTGAAAGGTAAAATACCTTATCTTTAATCTTGTTACAAGCTACTTTTACGAAGATTCCAGAGGATGTCTCAAAATACTCTCTCGGACTACCTGCAACCTTAAAAATAGGACGAATGGCAGTTACAATGGTTTTTTGAAATTCATCAAGAGTCTCTAAATCTGTTTTGTACATTGGTAATACAGGACAGTCTTCTCCATTTATTCGACGTTCACGGTCTCTTCTAACCTCCTCTTCGTACTCATCATCTCTAAATGGAAGAACAAACTCTAATCCTATCTTAATATCTTCTTCCTTAATCATAAGCTATTTCTTGTTATTTTTATGATGTATTGAAATATGGAAATTGTTACATATAGAACACCTGTAAACTACAGGTTCTTTTGCCTTCAACCTCGGATTCTGATTCAGAAACTCCCAAGCATCATCCTCAGTCTCGTATGCAACCTTCGCTTTCCATGAATGAACTTTTTTAGTCCAATGTTCGGGGTCTGGTTTGAACGGCGGAACCTTGTTCGGATTGTGATGTCTTCTCATAGGCACTTGAATGAAACACTATTCAACGTTCTGTTCACTGCGATCTCCCTATCGTTACACATGGTCCTCATGCACTCCAGGGCATCCTCGCGGATGACAATCATAATCTCCTGCATCGAGGCTGTGGCCGGAACAATATTCCCGTCTGCCTTCTTCTTCGTGATACAGGAGATAATCTCCTTGATATATTCCTTGTCTATCATAGAAATCTGTTTTATAACCGTTAATCATCAGGCTGAATGAAGCTCTCAGGCTGCTTGATGTCCTCCTCACCACGCAATTTATTCTTCACGTCATTGATGAGAAGCTCCTGCTTCAGGTCAATCATCTGCGCGCCGTAAACCTGATATGTCATTCCGCCCTGCGACCTCTTCTTGAAGAACCGGTACTTCTCGCTCATGTCCCTTCCGAACTTCTGGATGGTAGGGATTTCCCTATCCTCGACATCGTTGGCCTTGCAGAACTCCACGAACCTCTCATAAAGGTCTTTCGCAAGGAGCCACTCCGAAATCTCGCCCCTCGCCTCGGGGCTGTACCTCATTCCGTACGCCCTTATCCAGGCATAGACAGGATTGCTTCCGAGAAGGGAGATGAGCAGCTGTCTCCTGCTTCCCTCAGCCGCAGGGAACCGGTACTTCCTCTTCCTCAGCTCCATCGCACCACGGAATATCCAGTTGAACACTCCGCTCAGCTCCTCACGGATGATCTTGCTGGCAAGCTCCGGGTCCTGCCTCTCCTTGGATATTGTCACGTCGAAGCTCACGTACTGCAAGCGCCTGATGAATCCGAGCGATGCGTCATCGGGGAACGGAAGCTCGTTGAGGTTGAAGATGAGGTAGGGGATTGAGTTTCCCTCAAGGATATCCTTTCCGAGCTTTCTCATCGGGACAGGCTCGCCGCTCACGAGTCTCTTGAACATTCCGGTGTTCTTCTTTCCGAACTTCTTCGGATCAGAATCGGAAGACCAGTTGAAGATGGCGTTCCTGATAGGATACCTTCCCCTCATTCCCTCGTCTCCGTCGGCAGTGAGGTCGGCGTAGTCCATCTTGCTTATCCTGTCCTTGCCGAATATGTTGCAGGCAACGTCGAAAATGACACTCTTTCCGTTAGCTCCAGTACCTATAAGGAGAAGGCAGAGTTCAACCTTCGACGACTCCTTTCCCTCGTACGGATTGTACGCCGTACCTCTCTGTATCAGTCCCAGTCCGAGGAACATCTGTAGGATCATCCTCGATGTCCTGTCAGGAAGAACCTCGTGAATGAAGTTCAGCCACCTGTCACACCTCGCCTTCGGATTGTAGTCGTAGGGATGATAGTACGTGACGTGGTACTCGGGAGAGAATGGCATTACCCTCGGATACTGCAATCCGCTTCCGAAGTCAACCACTCCGTTGGCGAATGCGACGATATCAAAGGTCGGTCTCAGGATATTATAGCACTCTATCACGTCAATGAACGACTTGTTCATCACCGTGCTGATTCCGAGCATCGGAGCCATTGTCAGGTCGAGAAGCAACAGCTGGTAGGCCTGTTCCAGGACTATCTTCGGAACCGCCTCGTATATCTTTCCGTTAAACATGTAGTAAGCACCTCCGTAGTACTTCACCGGAGCCTTCTTCGCAAGCATCCTCATCGACCTGATGAAGGAGGACTTCATCTTGTTGTACTTTTCCGAATTCGCCTTGCCCCAGTCCTGACCCCTCAGCATATCGAAACCGTACTCTTCACGCCTCGAAAGCTCCAGGAGCTGGGCATGCAACGTGTCTATAGCTATACCATTTTCCATTTATGCACAATAATAACATTAATTTTCCGTTATTGTGTAGGGTTAACCCCGATAAACAGGGGCTTTCAGAAAGATATACACGTCTCTGATCACCCTTACAACAAGTCGACTCTATAATAATACGACAATACAAAGATACGAAAAATATAATGAATATATCCTATAACCATAGTAAATAAAGGATATAAATATACATTATAGTAGTACATTTAATGAATAATAGATATACATTTATGGTTTTGCTCACCAAAGTAAGGATTAATGTTGCCAAATGTTAAAAATAGGCGAGTGTATGAATATGCATAAATATACTTTCTGAAGGCGAAGTAAGTTTAATTTACAAGAAGGTCGAAAAATCGGAAGAAAAAATTTTTAGAAGAGGTGACTACCGCGCTGATTTATGGCTATTTAGGGGGGGTGTGGGTCTGTCTTGAAAATATACAACAAAAAGCGTTTGTTTATATAGTATAAACTAACGTGAAACACTAATTTTCACACTTTTTAACACTGTTGGTTTATATTATAAACTAACTTTTGTAACCCATTGGATATCAACACTTTAGACTGCATATTAATTCCTTATTTTGCATAAATATCCACCGTGAAACACAAAAGATTATTACATATTACTTGACCCAAAAATTATTTACCATATTTATTCTTGCATAAATATTCGGTGTTTAACATATTAAAGGAATATTAACTAAAATAACAAAATAATATTACCTATATAGTTAAAATTATATATCATTAACTGACACTTTGGCAGTTGTAACTATCTGATTATTAGCTAGTTACACGTTTGTAAAGATTAATGTTCATTAACTTAAAAAGGTTATAAATTTAACAAATACTGACACGTTACGCCTTATAACGTATTGATTATTAGGTAGTTACATTTTGCCATTTTGGCATATGAGTTAAAATATTATAACATTAACATAAAATCACAAATACTGCCAAATGATGGAATTATTACAAGCTTCATAACTAACTGATAATAAGCTACTTACAATATGTTAAATGTATAAATAGGCTATTTTTAAACTGGTTATTTGGCACTACCTTTGCAGTTATGTAGGTAACAGGCGATATTGCTTGCAACTATTTAAACAAATAGACTTATGGACAAAGAGACAAAAGGTGTTCAAGGTTACGAGCACGTAAGTACAAAGGTAGCTACTTATGTAAGCGAGTGCAAAGGTAGTGCAACACTCGCACAATGTTTGGAAGTACTTAATAGTTACCGCAAAAAGCTATTAAGCGAGTGTGCCGACAAAGAAGTGGTGGAGGCTAAAAAAGCCCTTGAAAGCGCACGTGCTAACTATAATAAGTTAGCTACAAAGTACGTACTTTCAGACTCTGACTATTGCAGCCTACAAACGGAAGTAGTTAGAAGTGCTGTTAGAGAGTTTTCACGCAAACACAATTTGCCAAATTTCTTTGCGTGGTTTGATAATAACGGCAAAGATAAGCAAACTAGTATCATAGATAGTTTGCAGCGTTTAGGTAGCAAATTGTCTGATTTGCACCACAAATTTGTGGACGGCGCAAAGGTAGCTAGAAAAAAGAATGAGAGTATCACCGATTTACAGAAGCAAATTGCAGAACTACAGGCAAAACTAGCAGAAGCACAAAAGTAAGTAAACTAGATAGGTAGTGAAAAACTACCTATCTTTTATCCCTACATTTTCCCTACTGACTATCTGATCGGTAGCCAGTGGGAAATTTTACTCCAGGTTTTTCAACTTGGTGCGGATCGTCGTATCCTTATTTTTCCCACACGATTTTGGAAACCTTGTCGTGGTGTGTGGGCTTAACTCAGAGAGAGAATTTATTCTCCCTCAGTGGACTAATTGCCAAAATTCAAGAGAAGTATCTCAGTAAATCGAGAGTGCGAGAGGCACACCGAGATGGGAGAGAGTAACGTGTTACTCAGAGACATCCATCCGAGAGATACGCAAAAATTCCTGGCGTGAGCGTCGAATGAGATGAGACGGCACGACGGCGAGGGGATTTGTATCATCTAGCGAGATGAGAGTTTTGAGAAAGAAATCATAATTCATATTCTATATCCGTTGGCACGGATTAAGGGATACGAGATATCCAAAAAGCTACGTGTTGGATGGCACGTGTAGTGGTTCACGTTGCAGAGATATTCTGCACATCATATTCGCCCAGAACTTTTTAAGTGTGGGTTGGCGAGTATAAAACACACTTTCTGAAAGCGGTTTACCTGTATCCGTGTAGCCTGTGAAAAGGCTTGCAGAAAAACAGAGCGACATCATGTGAATGACGTAGCGGGAGGTGTAATATCCGGATGTTAGGAAAAGACAATACAGAGGAAAAAGGCACGGATATTACTTCCTATGGCTAAATAAAATCGGGGCGGGGAGAAATCTCCGCTCTACAATTACGAACCATTTAAATAAATAGGATTATGAAAGAACAAATTTTAAAAAAGATTGGAAAGACACTTGTGCGTATTAATGTAACAGACCAGAGTGCAGAGGATGCCTACGATGAACTCGTTAACAGCAGCCCTCGCCTGTTTGGTATGCTTTCCAGTATCTACAGACTGAATGATGAAGAAGAAAGATTCGCTTGGTCTGCCGGAATTCAGTAGTCTAATCTCCCTACGCTTTGTAGGGAACAATAACCAAATTATTAGAATTATGAGTACGATGAGAATTAAATGCCTCGATATGAAAGAGGTAGAGAGTATCATTGCAGATGCTCAGGAGATTTTAAGTCACGTAGAATTCGGGTCTTTGCAGAATGGTGTGCTTACATTATTTTGCGTGTTGTGAGCCTAAAATCCGTAGCCAGTACGATAATTGTCGTGTGGCTACGGAACAATTACCAAAAAAAATATAGATATGAAAGCAAGACAGATTATTTATTCAAGTACGATAATTGTGCTTGGATTTATTCAGAGTGTTCCTGCTCTGTTGTGTTTAGCAAGTACGAATATTGCCATTATTCTGCTTGGAATATTTTGGGGAATTGTGCTTGGAATATTCTGGAGCAGTACGATAATTGGCAGGTGGTTCTTCCGCGAGCTGTGGAGATCTACACTCCGCTTGGAAAGTTTCGTACTGCCTGGAGCGTGAGAGATTTGGAAAGTACGAAAATTGTGCTTGGAAACATTTAGCTAAATTCTGCTTGGAGGAATCCAGGCAGTACGATAATATAACCAGTTAAACAAGAGAATTATGGAAAAGTATATCGTAAGAAAGGGCGTGCTATCTGCTGCGCTCGTATTAGTTACAAGTTTCGTGTGTGGTTTCATTGCCATCGTAGGATTTGTGCTTGGAGATTTTCAAGCAGTGTTATATTCTGCGGTTCTTGAAATGTGCGGGATATTTGTTATCTGCATAATGATATATGCCATCCAGCAGCAGATAGAGGATATCTATGACTAGCCAAAACTACCGCTTGGAGATATTCGGGCGGTATCTAGTATTAACCAAAAAATTAGAGAAATATGGATAGAATATTAAAGCAAGATTTGAGCAAGAATGAGGTTATCGACCTCTTGCGTGGAATGGACGCACAGGAAGTTGAGGACAATTTCTCTGTACGCCGTGTTCTGATTGATACACAGGCGTGCGATGTATTTGGCGGAGATCCTGAGGATTCTTATCCTCTCATCCCTGGTACGTACATGGCATTGTATTACAAGAGTATTGACGGAGACCCATATCCGTTCTTTGAGAGAATATGCGAAAGCATAATGAATGACGAGAACAAGTGCCAGACTCTCCAGAATGGCGATGGTGTTATTATGATTTTCATGCTCAACAAGTGCGAGTAGCCAAAAATGTGCTCAGGAATTTTCCTGGGCATACTATGTTAAACCATTTAAACGGAAGAATTATGCAAGACAGAAAATCACAGAAGAATTTTGAGCGTGCGCTTATGCATGAGATGGAGAAGATCAAGATTGCAGCACGCCAGTGGCACAACAACAATACTAAGGGCTACAGAGATTTCCGTAGCAAGGAGACTATCTCCTAGAGCTTTGCTGAGATAGCAGTGCTGTGCATGGGCTAAAATGTGCGTGGCATTTGTCACGCATACTATTCACCAATATTTTAAGATTATGAAGAAATTAGAAAATCCCAAGTGGGAAGAGTGCAGAGATTATCTGCGCAGTAAGATTCTGCCTAGATTGCAGGAGATGCAGCGTGACTTGTTTGGTAACGAGAAGCTGATCTTCGAGATAAGCGTGGGCAAAAATGGAGAATATATTTCCGTGTATACAAATGTTTCCGCCGATGATGCCCTTTATCTAAATCTGTCCTGCGTAGATAGCCGTGAGGAAATTGATTCCGAGTTAGCGGATCTCACGGATTTCATCAAGGAGCACACAGCCTGAATTTGAGGGAGTTATTTCTCCCTCTCCTATAAACCAAAAATGTAGAATTATGAGTAAATGGGTACAATTTTATCACAAGATTAACAAGTTTGACCTTGTGAACATGACATTTAAAGATGATTTCAGTATCGTGGAAATGGTGGGTATGGATTCTATCTTGCCAGTTGACGGCAGATGGAATATGTCATCCATACGTGCTGCGATACAGAAGAAAATCGAGAGGATGAAGAATTTCGATGATTTTGATCCCTGTGCATTCTCCATTCTCACCGGCAGTTCTATCCTGAATGCTTCAGAATCTCCGCTGTACAATCTCTAGCCAGAACTGGGCAGTACGATAATGTGCTGCCTGCTATTAACCAAAACAGAATATATTATGACAGCAGAAGAAAAGACTCAGCTAGAGAAGCTTGTAGAGAAGTATTTGAAAGAAGACGCGTACAAACCACGAGGATGGGGAGAGAGAGCCGCAAGGGATTTCCACAGTGCCTTAAATTGCGAGTGGCTTCTTACGTACAGCTTTAGACCAGACCCGGCGTAGTTATTTGCTACGCCTCCAATTATTAACCAAATCAAAATTAGAATTATGACAGACGGAGACAGAATATTCCTTGCAAGGCTCGTAGCGAGTCACAAGGCAGTTATCAGCGAGGAGTGTGCGAGAAAGAAACTCGACAAGAGCGAGTATTTCAGACGCACGGCACGAGTGGACAGAAAAGCTCAGGAAATCGAGCGTGCCTATATGCGCCCTCGCAAATTCTAGCCAAACATTCTGTGCAGTCTATCTGCACAGAAACCATGTTGAACCATTTAATTTTGAGAAATATGAATATTTGTATAAAGAGAAACTACCTCAATGAGGAGTGGGATTCGGATGATAATCTCGTATTGGTCAATCGTACAGACAGCGAATATCTTGATGATGCAACCATTGGCGAAATCAAGATGTTCCGTGGCAAAAGTGACGAGCACGAGATTAAGACAGACTGGCTGTACAAATTCCTACGCAAGAACTCTGTAGGTATAATGACAGAGGGAGGTGATGGAAAATTCATTAAGTGTCTCCGACTTGGAGAGCTCGACGTATCCATGCAGCTAGCGTACAGGCTGTATTGCCTGAGAAGTGACAGAGATCCGAATTACGAAATCGGGAAGAACGGATACAAGCCAATGGCAGAAGAGGAGTTTGCCTCATTATTCCCGGATGGAGAGAATTCCGATACGTACGTTGATATCTGTATCTGGAACAACGTGACGAAGAAAACTTACCAAAATGCAACACAGGCGAACCTGCGTGAGATTGATAATTTTCTTCGTGGCATCGTGTACGAGTCCAAGATGGATTGTTTAGTCTAAAAATGAGGGCTTATGCCCTCTACTATGTTTAACCATTCAACAATAGTAGAATTATGGAGAAAATGACACAGAAAGAGTTGAAGAGACTCGTTAAGGTAGGAGCTGCCAAGGATGTAACATACAGCTCAAGTCGTAGAGATATACCGGAAGGCTATCGCCAGGTAGGCTATTCTTCCGGTGTGTACGGATGCAACGGAATGTTATTTCGTGGTGATAGCGGAAAGCTGTATGCTATTTGCGCAAGAACTACGGCTATCTACATTTTTTAGCCTAAAATCTCCCCATTCGCTTGGGGAGTACGATTATTAACTAAATATTAGAATTATGATAACGGATTACTACACAGCCGTACACTGGCTAGGAAATGCGTTCATTCTCTGCAACGAGATTGTAGAGAATGACGAATCAGTGATTGAAAACATCGAGTATCCAGAGTGGACAAATGATGATGAAGAAGGAAGGGACAGAATCGAGATATTCCAGTGGTTCCTCACCGACATGAGCGAGGACAACAAAGAGTGGATGCAGAATAATTTCCCTGACCTTATCTTCTCTTACTCAGACAAACTTGACTTGTGGATTCTTTGCGTAGATCATTTTGGAACGATGTGGAAGGGAGTCTCAACGACTACCAACTGCGAGAATGCAGCAAAGGAAAGCAAGCTGTTATAGCCAAACCAATCCTCACTCTCACGGGTGGGGATTTCTATTAACCAAAGATTACAGAATTATGAGTGAATTAGAGAAAATCCTGAATGACGATTTGCTGAAGTGCGAAGTATTGAAGACAGAAGAGAATGCAGCAAGGCGTGTATCTCTTATCAAGTGGACACACGACAATACATTCTCAGTAGCTGAGGTGAATAAGGATACCGGCAAACTAGAGGTTACAGATGTTCCTGGGACAGATGAGCTTGAAGCATACAAGCATTTCTACAGAAAATGTGGCGATATCGCCATAATTAGCTAAAACTCCCCACGATAATGTGGGGAACCATTACGAACCATTTAAAAATAGAATTATGGCAAAGAAAATTTATGCGCTCTATCGCACAGACAACTGGCATACACACGAAAGTCGCGAATTACTTGTTGTAGCAGGTAGTATCAGAAGATGTTGTAAGGTAGCCAAGGACGATGGAGCAACAAAAGAGCAGATTGAGGAATTGCGTGGTTACAGACATCAATCCCAGTGTACCGACGAAACCGATTACGAGTACGACATTGACACGTACACGCTCAATGAGAGTTTAATCAGCTAAAATCCCTCTTCGGAGGGAACCATTATCAACCATTTAAACAGATGAATTATGGAAAAGAATATTGTAGAAGTTGTTATGAACAACAAGGGTGAAGTTATCGAGAAAGTAGCCGATTATATCGGTGTAAAAAGCTTTGCCGCGGTAATCGAGAGTCTCTATCGTGAGTGTCTTCAAAATTTCGATGACGCAGAGGATCTAGAAGAATACATTGCCGATATATTCGAAAAGAATATCCAGTCTCTTGCGTGGGAGTTTACCCATAAGGCAAACAAGGAAATGAAGAAATATCTCCATCTTAATGACCAGCACATGGATGGCAATTTTGCCAATCTGTACGAGGACTACCCTAAGCACAGAACAGGTGTGTGGTGGGCATCAGACTACGATGGTGATGATTACTACGACTTTTACCCTCAGATGGTAGCCAGACTCGATTCCGCAGAGGACAGCGGACAGGCTAGCAAGGACAGAGCGTACCTCGAAGAATGGTATTTCAAAGCGTTCGGCACGTACAACATCAAGTACAATTTCTCGAACGAGCTTGAAGAGGTCCACTCCATGATGGAGGAAGCTTACGAGGAAGCCTAACAATATCCCCTAGAATGGGGATATTCAATGTTAAACCATTTAAATGATATTAGATATGAGTTACGAATTTGCAAAGAAGGAAATCGGTGATTACAGAATCACAATTTACCAGGATGAGGATGCCGAATGCCCTTGCACTGCATGGGATTTGGTGGGAGTTTACTTCTGGGACTATTCCGAATACGGATACAATAGAGGTCTGTCTCGTGGTTGCAGCAGCGAAGTTGACGCTAAAAATGCAGAGGATGCTTTGAAAGAGCTTGTCTGCAAATATGTGTCACAAAAGAAGATTATCGACTACATCAATAGCGAAAATGTCGATAGCTTCCGTATGCGCTATGACAAGAGCGAGCACATGTGGTATCTTGAGAATCTGTACAAGGGTGAGTGGTACAACCACGAAGAGTTCTGCCCGAGCGACTTGAAGAGATTCGACTATAGAGAGGAGCTTTGTGATATCCTCGAAGAGGACGATTTCACGTATCTTCTGCATGACTGCAAGGATATTGCATTCTACGAGTGGTCCTCTACGGGCTACTGCCAGGGAGATTATGTCAGCGGATATGCCTACTGCGACAAGGAGCGCTTCTCCAAGTATTGTGACACTAATACGAAAAACTGGAGAAAGCGAGCCTTGGACTTATTTGAGGATGAGACTAAGTGCATAGGTCTTTGGATGTGGGGCGATGTCAAGGGATTCGTCTTGGAGAAGAAAGTCCACTACAAGAAAGTCTTCACGGAAATCGGTAGAGAGCCGGAGGACGACTATGAGTGGGAGCAGATTGATTCCTGCTGGGGAAAGTACTACGAGGACTCTGACGAGCTGATTAAAGACGCTCTCGAAGAGAATGGAATCAAACTAAAAGAAACAGCCTAACAAGGGGAGCTTGCATGCTCCTCTTCCATTAACCAAATTACAAAGAATTATGAAATTGAAACTTTATCACGACACAAGAAAGAAGTTCCGTGACTGCGTGGATGCGTGGACAATCTACGTTCCTTATCCGAAGTGGCTTAGAGAAAAGACATGCGGTACAATGGGAACATTCCTCGGATGCACTCCAACGGAGACGGGAATGATACGGTGCATCTGGGAGCACGACGAAAGAAGATGTGGACGCCCGTATTTCGGCAAGAAGATTGATCCGAAGGATACCCCTAAAGCATTTCAGGAAATTTTCTACAACATGGAGAAGCTTTGGAACGAGGCAATCACCAAGAACACGAATGAAGCGTGGAAAGCATGGAGCGAAGTCTAAAATTGGTAGCCATTTGGCTACCTGCCAATAACCAAATACAGAGAATTATGGAAAGAATTACATTTGTAGAGAAGGGCAGTAGAACCATCTACAGACTTGGCAGACGTATAGTATGCTACAGGGATGGTTACAGAGTTTATTTCGGTAAGCCATCAGATGTTACACACAACACGTTTGATGCACTATCAGAGAATATAGCACATGAGTATTGTCTGAAAGCTTGTGAGCGCAAAAAGTGGGAGAGAGTAAAGTACAGCAATCCTGTGGCTTACAACGCCCACAGAGTATTGAACGCATTAGCCTAAAAACGGAGGGAGCAATCCCTCTGACATTATTAACCAATCAAATTAGAATTATGAGTAGAAATTACTGGACATTAGGTAAGGAAGGAATGAAGACTCGTCTGTCTAAGGCACAGGCAGCTTACGAGAACGCATTGGAGAATGTAGAGAACCTGCACGTCAAGATCAGTGATGGCAACACAAAATTGGGAGCTATCCCGTCCGTGTCGCTCATTCCGGTCATGGATTGCGGCAACTGTGCAATCTGTGCGAAGAGCTGCTACGACCTTCGCAACGACTTCATCTATAAAGAGGTTATCAAGACGAGAGCTATCAACTCTGCAATCTACCACGAGGATCCCGAACGATACTTCAAGGAGATTGATGACTACCTCAACTACCGCTATCCTAGAGCATTCAGATTCCACATCGGCGGCGACATACAGAATAAATTGTATCTTGACAAGATGTGCGAGATTGCTCGCAAGCATAAGGATACCAAGTTCATGGCGTTCACCAAGATGTTCGATGTGTGTAACGAGTATCTCGATGAGGGTAACGTCATTCCGGAGAACATGCATATCCTCTTCAGTGGATGGCTTGGCCTCAAGATGGACAACCGTCACGGATTCCCGGAGGCACATCCTATCTTTGAGAGTGAGACATCAGCACCGGAAGGAACGTTGCTCTGTACCGGAAACTGCACAGAATGCCTGAAGGAAGACAGATTATGTTGGTCCATCGGCAAGGGCCAGGCGGTAGGATTCCTTGCACACTAGCCAAAAGCCCTCTTCGGAGGGTACTATGTCTAACCATTTAAAATTTTGTGAATTATGGCAGTAGCAAGAATCGTTAACGTTAATGATATCTTAAAAGCAAAGGGCTTGAAGCCGAAGGTGTTCAATCTGAACATATTCTGTAGTGCTGTATCAGATTTCTTTTTGACACATGAACCAAAGGAAACAATTTTGCTTGTTCCGAAGAGATTCCTCGACATGGAGAATCCACCAGAGGGAGACTTCATCGAAATGCTGGACGTAAGCATCTGGGAGAAGAAGGCGGAAGATCCCGACGATCCATTCGACTTCATCGACTATCAGTTGATGGTACGGAACAAGATGATGAGACCGATAATCTTTGTCAACGAGCCTTTTCTTACGGAAGCCGCACTCTCCCTGAGAAACATCTGCGGATATTCCGTCACGGGCAGAACACGAAAGAAGAAGAAAGAATACATCGTGTCTCTGCCGGTATAAAACCGAACAAGGCGTGGAACATTATTGTTTCACGCTCCCAGTATTAACCAATTAAATTAATGAATATGACTGATATTGAAAGAGTAAAGAGATTCGCATCCGAGAATGATTACCAAGGTGAGACATTGGACACAATCAACTGCTTCCGCAGACACAGTAAGACTCCAAAGGAAGACCTCGACAGCCTGGACAAGGCAACCGATGAGGACTGGCTAGGTCTTATCGATGAGTACGAGGGCAATGGAATCAACTGGAAGGGAGAGTTCTCGGACGTTAACGGAAACAGCGTAACGCTTGGCGACAAGGTTATGTGGAACAATCCTGATCATGATGATTTCGATAAGTGGTACGAGAATTTCAAGATATGCACCGTAGATGACATATCTGGAGACCGAATATCACTCAAGGACGAGAGCGGAGATACGTTCGACGTGACCGAGGATGAATGCACTTTAGTTCGAAAGCTTGACTACAAGCTCTATGAGGACGAGAAATATCACTATGGAGTGTGTGGAATGCTCCAGGATATCGAGAATGCCCGCACAATGACGAGCTATATCCACGATGACGACCTCAGATGGAAGCTTGATGCTGCGTGCAGATGGTTCAAGGAACATATCGAGGCTGAAATAGCCAATCACATCGTTGAGAATCAGTAAGCCAAACAAGCCTGCCGGGAACGGCGGGCATCAAGTCAAACCAAAATATTAAGATTATGAAGAGAAAAGTATTGAAAGACAAGATTGATGAGTTGCGTTCAACAGCAAAGATGGAACTTGCATGCACCATCCGTGAGATAATGCGAGAGCGCGGAACCCTAAGCAAGGAACTTAAGAACCCGGTTAAGTGCAGCGACGGGCTTTTCGAAGCTATCCTAATTGAAACTAACGGAAAGGATACCGCTATCCCGACTATCACGCTACGTATGATGAGCTACAAAAGAGTGGTGAAGAGAGTGTCCCCTATGGATTTTGAGATGGATTTCGAGTCGCTCGCCCGTATTGCTTACGAGCTAAACGATGAGTTCGAAAGTTAATTTAGCGTTAAAAACGGCAAAGATGATGGTTTATATTATAAACTTTTAGTATCTTTGCCACTAGTAACCAAAATATTAGAATTATGACAGAAGAAATAAGAATCAAGACTAGAGACTGGGAGCGTCTGCTGAGCCCTGTCCAGCAGGAGAAGTACAAGCTCGCTATTAAGCAGGGCTGGTTCGCCAACTATCACGACAACGCGTGGAGGCACAACACCTTCTACGGAGCTTATATCTGGAAGTATCCGAAGTTCATCAAGGTCGTGAGAATGTTCGAGGAGCTGTTGGGCCACAAGCCATTGTGGGAAGACATCACCGACGACAACCTCCGTGACCTCTTTGAGAAGATCCAGGAGAACTACGCTCCAAATTCCGCAAAGACCGTATGCGCCACCATCAAGGCGGTGATACGTGAGAACGATGCGACGAAGGAGATTAACAGCCCGACGTTCGGAAAGATACTCAGAACGAAGGCCGTACCAGTGCAGTCTGTCTATCTCTCGGATGAGGAGATAAACAGAATCATCAATTACAATCCGAGAGGACAGACGAAGAGATATGTTCAGCGAATGTTCCTGATGGAATGCCTCTGCGGTGCGCGCTACAGCGACTGCCAGAGGATAACTCCTGAGAACATCGATGATACCGGGCACTTCCTGGTGTATGTGTCACAGAAGACCAAGACGGAGGTAAGGGTTCCTCTCCACAAGAAGCTCCGTCCGTTCCTGGTAAGCGGCACGGGGCCAGAGCCTCTCCCTGGCGAAATCAGCGAGATGACCTTCAACCGAACCCTTCGTGACATCTGCTGTGAATGCGGAATAGATGCGAACACGAAGGTATTCAAGGCCGGAAGGGAGGAGACCGGAAAGAAATACCGCTTCATCTCTTCACACACCGGCAGGCGTTCGTTCGCCACGAATCTCTCCAAGAAAGGCGTACCATTTGAACAGATTGCCGTCATGATGGGCCATACCAGCAATGGTAAGCCAAACATTCAGATGACGATGCGCTACATTGTCGGGAAGACGGAAATCGACAGCAACACCCTCAAGCTATTCGGAGTCTATGATAAGGACGACGACGAGCCCGATGAGAAACTAAGCCAAACTGGAGGTGGCCAATAGCCATCTCCTGCTATTGTTTAACCAATTAAAGTTTTTTGGAATTATGTTAGAAGGATTTACAGAAGAAGAGTTGCAGAACATGGCGTACGATTGCCAGAAGAAGTACGAGAAGAAGGAGATCGAAACCCTTAAGAAAGTACTCACTGGTGAGATAACATCCAATGCTCAGATGATTGAGGCACTGGAAGACCTCAACAGAGATTACCTCGACGAGGCAGACGACTACGAGGATTTTCCCACAGATCTGAACCCTAGCACCATTACCTGCTACAAAGAGGCAGATGAGAGAGGCGACAGCGTTGTTGAGACTACGTATGCGATTCTGAGAATCTTCGGAATCTTCGCTGAAGAGAAAAAGTTGGTATTCACCAATGACAAGGGACAGCCATGCGACGAGAACGGCATCCTCCTTTCAAAAGACCTGGAGCATCGTGTATTCGAGGTCATCAAGGGAGGCAAGCAAGACAACTAGCCAAAACCGGGGAGTAGCAATACTCCCTGCCAAAGATATTTTTCATAATAAAAATGAGGCTGCGCTATCGGCCATACGGGCGGGTTAAAAAAGTGTTTCGTCCCCTCTTGCCCGTGAGGGTAGGAGGGGATTTTAAAAACGGCCCCGATTAGCCAAAAATAGGGAGCTTCGGCTCCTGCAATTATTAACTTTAAAAAAAATAAGAATTATGGCAAATTGGGCATCAACAAGCTATCGTATTGAAGGCAACCAGAAGGACCTTCAGGAGTTAAATGACCTTTACAAGGCGTTTATGAACAAAGAACGCCCTGTAATGGAGGAAGGAGCATCTGAGAACTGGGAAGGCAACATAATCCTGGCTCTTGGCGAGGAAATTGGTGACAGCTACATTCGTGGCTTCATCCAGTACTTTAAATTAGAGGATGGTCTCCTCAGTATTGAAGCAGAGGAGGCATGGGGAGCAACGGACTTCAATAAGCTCCTCGAAAAACACTATGACGGCATGAAGGTGTATTTCATAGTGGAAGAGGAAATGTGTGAGGTCTATGCTACAAACGACGCAGAAGGCAAATACTTCAACTGTCGCTCTGTATTGACTTCGTATGTAGATGGAGAATATCATATAGAAGAGTTCAAAAACAAAAATGAGGCTCTAAAGTATGCAGCAAAACTGCTCGGTCGTGATTCTGTCACGATACTTGAAGTTGGAAAGTGGAACATGGAGCACGAAGACAATAACGAATACATAAACATCAACGGGTTTGACCTCGTTGACTAACCAATTAAGCCCTACGCAACACGGTCAAGCGGAAAATTATGGAAAGAAACGATATTGTGGTATTGGAGAATCTTCAGCAAGAAGATGATCAGCCAAGATACCTCGTTGTATTAGCCAAGGAAATCGAAAATTGTGCAGCAGATGGTAGCAGCTACGATTATTCCCTGAAGAACGACGAGAGTGAGTGCGAGTATGATATGATGAAGGCTATAGAGAAGAAGTTCGAAATTAACACTGCCGAGCTGTCTCTGTATGGAGAGGATAACGAACTCGAAGCTTGCATCGGTTCAGAAATCAGCGATGAGCTGCTTGCTAAGATAAACGACTTCGCTAAGACCTGGAGAAAGGAAAATGAGTGGTTCGATAGTCCTACATACTGGAACTATTATGATGGCTCAGGTTACAAGTCTGTTTTGCTTCATAGCGAAGAAGAATACGCTAATGACAACCGTCAGTACGATTTACTCGACAGCGATGACGAGACTGCGAAGGAGGTTATTGCGGCATACGACAGAGCCGAGGATGTTCCAAGACAATGGGAAAACGGGTACTCTACATTCATTGATGAAGAAACCGGGTATGAGATTAGATTCTCTCAATGGAGCGGTCACGGCAGTATGGCAGACGTTTATTAAGTTCATTATACATAAGCCCTCGACATCACGGTTAAGTCATTTCTATGAAAAAGTTACTTTTATTTTCTCTATTTGCGTTTGTGTCTTTTAGCATACATGGGAAGAAGGTTTATATGAATGCGAGAATTGTTGAACCTTTATGTAATTCAGATGAATATGCGAACGATTCTATCGCAATAAGAGTTTCTCCTTTCAGAGAGTTATTTGCATTCGTATCCATTCAAAATAAATTAGATGAGCGTATATATGTCGAATGGAGCAATTTCAGATGGGATGGAAGTCAAATAGCTTTTGATAGTGATAGTAGGCTTTTTATGGATCAGCCTAAGCAGGATGAAGCTATCATGGCAGGCGAAAATACAGATAAGTATATCGTGCAAAAGGAACTAATAGGCAGTAGCTGGATTACTCCTTGGTATCACGAAAAGGACTTCAAAAAAGGTGGAACACAAACAAGCGTGATGATTGTTCCTGTAAGATTCTCCAGCGGCAAGATAAAGGATTACAAGATCAAATTTGAAATCTTTAATTCTGAGTTATAACCTGAGTAGCCATCGATGGCCGCTTATCCACTTGCAGATAGGCGGCTATTTTATTAAAAGTCACCACTAAAAACACACCGAAAAACGTAATCTTCTCTTAAAATATGTTAATGTAAATATTCTATACTTTAATGAATGACACGAATTCCTGTTTTTACTTTAACCGAAACGTCTAGCCAAATCAGTACTTTCGAGAGTTTTGTTTTTACTTTTTACTTGAATGAGCGGATTTTTGACACAAATCGAACTTTTGGCAGGTTTGAAAAATCGCCGTACCTTTGTAACGCAATTCAAAGGGTCAAGGTTTGAAATGCTCAACAAAATTGGATTCTCGTTCACGTTATGTGAACTTTAATCATAGAAGACTCCCTAAGCAGCTTGACCCTGTTTAGGGTTTCTTCGTTTATATAGCTATGCCAAAAGCATTGAACATCAGAGTAGATTTAGTAGAGCGATACGCTTGCGGTTACTCCAAGGTAGAAAGGAGTAAGCGCATGACAGTATTGTGCTTTGCTATCTGGTGCAAGATGCAGCATAGCAATTCCGTAATGTTCGGTATGGGAACAAGGCAGTTGATGAGTTCCCTACGCATCGGACAGCCAAAAGCTCAGCTCTTACTCAACGCCATCAAGACAGACGAATTGTTCTCTGCTCAGAATGATGGCCGCTTCACTGTTGCTTCCTTCAAGGACAATACAAGGAAGCTTAACAGATATGGCAGGGCTTACAAGGGCGCAAACATGTTCACCCTCGAAGTGAATAAAGAATACACCATCAAGGATATCTACAACAGGCTCAATGAACTCTTGTTTTTGAGGCAGATTGGTAGTGAAGAGGCGAACAGCTCACACGTTAGTGGTAGAAATACTGATAAGACTCGCTCGTGTCGCTCGAAATTCATTACGATCAAGCAATTCCAGGAGGGAGTTGGCATGTCGCATGGTTCCGTAAGTGGTATAAAGAAGAGATTAAAGAAGAAGAAGGAAATCTCATCGACCTACGCCGAGCTGCACATGGCAGACAGAAGATCTCCAGGGCAGGTCGAGAAGATGCTGATGAGATTCGGCAGGAAGAATCCGACATTCGAGAAGGGTGATAACGTATATGTTGCGATTCCTTGCTCGTATGCCATCACAGACAGAGATGCAAAAAGAAGTTGCGGCAGACACATCATCTACGGATACGGAGGCAGAATGAAGAAAAGCCAGGAAGGTGTCACGACTGCAAGAAAAGGCGTTCTCGTTCCATTGGACAATGGCTTCGGAATGCCTGATTAAATGCTGGTGTTTCTGTTTTTGACGCTTTCACACTATTAGTTAGTGGTAGTCTTATAGAATATATATAGCTTCTAGTATGCTAGCGTGCGTGTGAGGGAGAAAACAAGATTGAATAATAATAATTAAGTAGAGGAAATTATGGAGAATAATTATGTAGCCTATGTAAAGGCTGTAGGAAACTACGATGGCTCAGCCACAGGTGGAGCCTATATCATCCTTAAAGGGAATGATACGTATAAAATCTCGTCGAAGGCACAGGTAAACACCATTGCCTACAAGATGGAGCTGCTTACTATAGTATCGGTCGCCTGCTCCATTCCAGATGGAGGGTCTGTGGTGATATTCACCAACAACAAGATGCTCAGAAGTCTCAATAACCTTAGAGAGATTAAGGATGGAGCTAACTACCCCGAGTTGAAAAAACTATTTCTGGAGCAGAAGAAACGTCTGAGAAGGGTAGATGTCATGTGGCGTAAGAAAGATGATGAGAACATCATGTTCAACTCCGTTACTGACCACGCCGAGCAGGTCTTCGAGGAGCTTTGTATCAAGGCTAATATTAGAGATAAACGACGTTAAATATTCCTGTGGTTATAGAGGTGTTGTATACTATTGCAGACCACGTGGATAAAGATGATGTAACGAAACGTGACACCATTATTCCAAACAAATATGGTACTTTTACCAAAGATAACGCTCTAAAACAGGGTATTATCTTTATTGAAATAAAAAAAATGAAGATTAAAAATATTTAGATATGAGTAATATAGCTTTGACAAAGGCAAGTAACCCATCGGATATCGAGCGTTACTTCCGTGGTATTTTGGAGTTAGACAAGCAGAATAAGGAGTTTTCTGTGAATCTTGACGACGTGTGGCAGTTAGCTTACGAGCGAAAGGATAATGCCGTGCGTGGTTTGAAGGCTAACTTCATTGAGAATGTGGACTTTATAGTTATCCGCAATAATGCGGAAAATTCCAGTGCAGGAAGACCAACCGACGATTACTACCTCACTTCCGCTTGTTTGGAGTATTTCGTTGCTCGCAAGGTTCGCCCAGTGTTTGAGGTTTATCGTAGAGTGTTCCATAAGGTTGCTTCTGGAGAGATGACGGAGATAGAGAAGACTCAGCAGAAAATTATTTATGCCAACTGGGTTGTTGGATTTCTTAATCTCAACGAGGCAAGCAAGCTGAGAATTGCTCAGGAGATAGGAAAAGATACCGGTATGGCCGGTTTACTTCCACAAGGTATTAATGCCGGCACAGAGGCTCCTACGCTCCACGCTGCGAAAGACCTTCTCAAGGAAAACAACATCCCTTTCACTCCTGTTGCATTCAACAGGATCCTGATGGCTAAGGGTGTTATCCACGAAGCTACACGTCCTAGCAAGGATAAGAACAAGCCTTGGAAGTGGAAGGTGCTCAACAAGGGCTTCGAGTGCTTCGGTCAGAATATCCAGGATCCGAAGTTTCAGTCTCAGACCCAGATTAAGTGGTACGACAACAGATTCTGTGATCTACTGAAATTTGTCGGTATTGAGATTCCTCAGACGCTCGGATTCTAAAATGTGGGATTTTCCCACATTTTGAATATAAATAAAAATCTAAATAGGGAGAATTTTCCCTATTTACTTAGATAAATATATTGAGATTATGAACAAAGTTGAAAAAAGAAAGCGCGAAGTTGGATTGGTTTTGAAATTGTTCTTCCTTCAGAAGAAGATAGTGGGTGAACGTCATAATCAACTCCTTCCTGATTTTTACGAGAATGATATCCCTTGGTCTTACCGCAAGGCGATATGCCTTACTAAAAAAGAGGATGGAAGATTCGATTATGTACTAAATTGCCTATGGGTGAAAGAACAGAAAGAATTCCTTGGTGATGATTTTGAACAGATTTATAATGTCGAGAAATCATTCGCCGACAAAGCGTAACTCCGTCTTAGTGTATAATTAAATTTTAGAATGTTATGAAAGAAAGATTAAAAATGATTTTCGACCGCATCGACATCTTTGTCGTTTGCATTGTCTTCGGGTGCAGCCTCACAGTAGCGGAGGCTTATATGGGATTCTGGAAGGGGTTTGCGCAATGCTTTATAATGACCTTCCTCATCACCGAAGTCTGCTACACCCTCCGCTGCAACGAGAAGCTTGAAATAGAGCTGATAGAGACAAAGGAGAAGCTGAAGGATGCTGAGGGAGAACTGGAATCAGCCTATCGGAAGATCACCAAAAAGAGCAAGGTCGCAAACTTTTATGACCTGCTGAAAAAGCTATGGAAGGAAAGGTGGGAGTGCGAACACGCCAAGGTACTCTATTGCAAGCGCAAGATAACGTCGAGGCAGCTTGCCGATGCGATGAATCATGCAGATAAGGAGTGCGGCGAGATTTCAGACAAAATCTCCGAGCTTACCAAGGAACTGAACGAATTGTATGCTAAAAAATAGCTCTTTTCTTGCGTATCTCGGAAAAAGTTCGTATATTTGCACTAACACATTCAAATAGCACTCTTCCGCCCGGCGTTCGGACTCACTCCCGGAGCCGGGCATCTCTTTTAGAATTTTGAATTATTCGTCATAAGCAATTATTAGGTTATAGGTTTGCCCCACGTCATTTGCAGATGGCGTGGGGGTTTTCCTTG